AAGCAACTGCTGTTGAAGAAGCAACTCCAAGTCTTGTTAATGCTTTTACAGAATAGTTAGTACCACCTGTTGTATCTACTTCACCGTTACCTGTTCCTAACAAGGCAACCGTCGATGCTGTTGAATAAGGATTAGTTGTATATAAAGATAGACTAAAGTTGTTTCCACCCGAAGCTTTAAAATTATGATTCGCTTCGAATAGAGCACCTCTAAAACTATTTGGTATTATATTTGCCATATTCTTTTATCTCCTTAATTACTTGATGGTGGTTTAACGTTAAGTTGAGCGCGAACTTCACCATCTTGATATTCGTCTCTGCGTCTATTACCGATTTGCTCGATAGCGTACGATTCTAATGCTTGTGTATAAGCTTGTTGGTAGTATTGTAACATATCCTGTGGGCCTTTCAAGTACGCATATGTATTTACCAGACAAGCATACAAAAGTAAATCTTGATATTTGTTTGACAGATAAGTGCCTACTGTGGCTGGAGCGGGACTACTTGTAGTGTCTGTAATAGTTTCTGGTTCTCTATCATAACACAAAGTAATATCGTAGTTTTTGTCAGGAGTAGGAGCTAATACCCAAAATTCTTCATCCCAATTAGCATAGTATTTAGGAATATCTACAGCTGAAGTTCCAGGTGTAGAATAATATTCGGCTATAAAACTTGTGTCTCTTTGTTCTAAATATACTTGATTTCCAGCTTTGTCTTTAAGTTGAGCGTATCTAATAAATCTTAAATCAGCAGGAATCGTTACATATCTATTTCCTATAATGGTTTGAGAGGTTGCATAAAATACACTTTGGTCAGTGTCTATTTGTCTGTAAATAGAATTTTCTGCGTTTACAATAATTGTATTTAAAACAGAATCAGTTAAAACTTTTGGAGTTGTAGCTCCATTATCTACTTCTGTATATCCTCTAATATCAGTTCTTAAATTATCTAAAGTGTATGCCATTATCCGTTTACTACCTCTAATGTTACTGGTCCTGCAGAACAATTATCTCCGCCGCCAGATACTCCACCACTTGTAGCAGAGCTTGTGCTTGTTATATAAAAATAATTTATTGGATCTGTTAATGCATCAGAAGTAGTTGCACCAGTTACAGTGCCAGATGAATCTATTTGACCTAATGCAATTGTAAATCCATTTGTATTATTTAAATCACTTACATTATCAAATGTAGGTATGTTAGCAAACTGTTGTAAGTTTGGAGTATCAGCACTATCACCACCTGGTCCAGAAGTAATTACTTCTGGTGGTCCTCTAAATCTTACAATATCACCAGCAGCTCTTTGATGATCTTCCGAAAAAACATTTACATAAGTTGTTCCCGAATAAATAACAGATGTAAATGGATTTGAATTTAATAAAATTAAACTAGCTTTTGAAGCTGGTTGTGGTCTTGGATTAAATAAAGCTTGTGGATCACTTCCTACGGGTTTTGGTTCAAGTTGTGGTTGCTTTGCTTCAAACTCTGAATAGTGAACTAAAGAACCATTCCATTCTCTAACCATTTCTGAATAAGGAAATCTTAATCCTGATCTATCAGAAATTGCTAAAGCATTTTTACCTGAAGCGTATCCAGCCATTATACTCCATCTCCATAAAAAGTTTGTGGTGAAATGAAAGTAGATGTGCCTTGATTATCTGCATCAAGTGCTCTTAACAATTCACTTTCATATCTTCTTTCTAATTCCTGACTTCTGTCTGGTGAATATTTTAAACTTAAATAATAAGCTAGTCCAGACATCATACAAGGATAGAATCTATTTACGACATCAGAAGTATTATTGTATGCTCCAACGTCTTGAATTTTAGATAAATAATAAAAACAAAATTGAAAACTACTTGGTGTAGTTGTACTCGATACACTAGAACTTGGTGTAGCATATAAAAATATACTTGGATTTAATCTTCTAGCTACGTAATATTGTGAAGGTGTACCTTTAGTTAGTTTATTTGGTGTTTGTGAATATTGTGATCTACTAATTTGAGTTAATGCAATATCTTGCGGATCTGTTGTAGTAGAATTATTTCTATAAAAAGCTTCTAAAACAGAACTAATGTCTTCTGGAAAATTTTCTGAATCAGATGCGTAACTATATTCTGCTTGTCCTTCAACTAAAGGAACTTTAGCTAATTTTACTTTCCATAAATGAACACCTCTATTACCCCATTCTTGAAACATTATATTTAAAGAACGTCTTGCAGATCTTAATTGATAACCTGTTCTAGTTCCTCTTACACCTGTTCTCTCAAATGCTTCTTCTATAATGTCGTCTATTTGTGGATTAAATTCTGTAGTTTCTGAAGTAGGTGAAATAGTTTGTGCAGTATTACCCATACCGCTGTGAGCAGTACAATAATAAAATAATAGTGGAGCGCCTGTAGTTCTAACAGGTGCAACATTAAAAGTTACACTTGCTCCTGCATTACCAGGAACTCCGGCTGTAGTTATGCCTGTAGTATAAGCAACACCGGCCGGTGTTGCGTGTGTTCCATTTGCAGTAGTTGAAAAAGCTAGTTGATGAGTTAAATTTGAACTATCAGATTGATCAAAGATATAAGTATTGCCTTCTTGTAAGTACAAGACAACATTAGCCTCTCCGTTAATATAAAATTTATTACCGGTACCGTATTGATTAGTTCCCGTTGCTACGGTTACTGTGTAAGTTATTGTAGCCACAATTTAATCCTACGTAAATGTTATAGTAACACCAGGTGTTGCAGTTAAATCTAAATAGATTCCATCGTCAAATAAAATTCCAGAACCTGGAACATAAAAGTCTATTCCTTCAGTTCCAAATTTAAATGTAGCGATTGTAGTTCCAGCTGCTCCACCAGATTTAAATACAATAGAAGAACTTCCAGCACCCTCTGCTTGGATACCTGTTATTCTAGCTCTTTGTCCTAAAGGAACCATTTGTGCGTCTGCTGTAGCGTGTGCTACCTGTTGGTCACTTGAATATGATGCCATTTGTTTCTCCTTAAAATTATTGTGTGGGCCGAAGCCCACACTTAATTAATTATTATAAATCTACTGCGTCTTGAATAGAATTATTTTGTAAGTACATAACAGTAACTGTAGCTGCGCCAGTTGTACCGTCACCATTAGTACCTGTAAAATCAGCAAGAACTTGTATGTCAGTTGCACCAACATTAGTTGCTTCTGTATCTAAAGTACCGTGAGTAGTTGCTAAAGCTTTAACATTAGCTGTAGCTATAAATGCATCTGCGTCTGCTACTGTTCCTACTGAAACAGTTGCTGCAGCACCATCATTATTAACAGTAGTAACGTTTAAAATTACATCTACTATTTGTGAGTTTGCTGGAACTACTGCACATACTTGATTAAGATGTGAAGCACCAATGATATCAATTTTTACTGATTGAGCCATTAAAACTTGTCCAACATTAGCAATGTTAGTTCCAAGTGTTGTACCTGTTGTGTTTGAAATCGTTCCCGCTCTTACCGGTCCCGAAAATGTAGTATTTGCCATATTAATATCCTCCTAGATATCTGAATACTGTCCCTAGGGTTGTCGACTATACGCGTCAGCATTCATCGTTTATTAAATGTATAGTAACTAAAATATATATGATTTTTTTATAGAGTGCAAGGGATCCCTAGGTATTTATGCATTTCAGCGATGTAGCTTTTGATTAAGTAGCTACAGAAACTTGTGGAGCTGTTCCTTCGACAGTATTCTGTCTATGGGCAATTGCTGCTTCTTCTAGCTTGATCTTTGTAATGACTTCTCTAACTTTGTCATCAATTCTGACCATTTCAAGAGTGTACCTACCATTATCTAGGTGCTCCTGTTCCCACTTCAACTCCAAGGACCTTTTTGCTTTGTATAGGTCTTGTATCATCAATAACCTCCTCATAAGTTATTCGATTTAACGGAGAAAACATTCCCGTTGTTTCCCAGATAATATCATTTTTCCCTAGTTTGTCAACTATTGACTGTTCTAACGAAATTGGATTATCTTCTGCTTCTACTTGGAATTTTGCGTGGCGATCGTACGCCCATATATTTACTAGGAATTTAGTCATTTTCTCACCCTATTTTAAAAAAGGGGCCGAATTGTGTCGGCCCCTTAAATTTATTGATTACGTTGCGTCTGATCCAAATACGCCTCTTGGATCTGAAAATCCAAATACGTATCTTTCTCTAGCTTTGTATCTAACATTGCCTGTATCAAAGTCACCTTCCATAGAAGTTTTGATAGGTGATCTATTGAAATGCTTAAGACCATTAGGCACATCAGTTTTAATGAAGAACTTCTTCGCAGCAGTTAAGTAGTTATTTACTACAT